CGTAAGAATAACTTAAAAGGTAACATAACATGCCATCATATATTGGATTCAGTACAATCGGAGCAAATCAACCAAAAACCACTAATGCTATTAACGGTACTGATGGTGGTGTAGGTGGTATCGTTAAACCGGTTAATACTGGTAAAAAGTACACACTAGTAGATGTTCCCCTTGTAATTCAAGACTTTATCAATGCATTGAACATAACACAAGGGCAAAAAGTAGGTCAACCTGCATATGGAACTACTCTTTGGTCTTTTGTATTTGAACCAAATACGGCTGATGTTCAGTTTCAATTAGAAAGTGAAATCAGAAGAGTTGCTAGTTCAGATCCTAGATTAATTTTAAATACTGTGGCGGCTTTCCCACAAGAACTTGGAATTTTAATAGAATTAGAAATAGCTATTGCCCCGTTTAATAATCCATTGGTGCTGAGTGTATTTTTTGACTCTAACACCAATAGAGCTACTATTCAGTAATTTACTTAAAAACCGTGGTTTACAGGTTTGATAAATACTTAAAAGAGAAAACGTATGGCAACATCATCTCGTCAAAGTGCTTTATTTGGGGTAAATGATTGGAAATCTATATACCAAACCTTTAGGGAAGCAGATTTTCGGTCGTATGACTATGAAACATTACGCAAGAGTTTTGTAGATTATCTACGCACATATTATCCTGAAACATTTAATGACTATATAGAAAGTAGTGAATTCATTGCGTTATTAGACGTTATGGCTTTTATGGGCCAAGGTCTAGCTTTTCGCAATGATTTAAATACCAGAGAAAATTTCATTGATACTGCTGAACGTAGAGATTCAGTAGTCAAGCTTGCCAATTTAGTAAGTTATACACCTAAAAGAAATCTAGCTGCACAAGGATTTCTAAAGGTAACCAGTATCAATACCACTGAAAATATCACAGACTTAAATGGTGTTAACTTAGGTAATTTAACTATACTTTGGAACGATCCAGCTAACCCAAATTGGTTAGAACAGTATAATACTATTGTAAATGCTACACTGATCAATTCACAAAAAGTTGGTCGTCCAGGTAATACCGCTGATTTATTGGGTATTACTACCAGTGAATATGCGGTAAATATACCCCAAGGTACTTTACCAATAGCACCATTTTCTTCTACGGTAAATGGTTTAACAATGAATTTTGAACTTGTCAGCGTAACAAGTTTAGATGAAGATTATTTGTATGAGATTCCACCTGCTCCAACAGGTAAATTCAATATGCTTTATAGAAACGATAAATTGGGATATGGTAGCCCAAATACAGGTTATTTTTTCTATTTCAAGCAGGGCATACTACAAAATTACGACTTCACACTACAGCAACAAATTTCAAATCAAGTAGTTAATATTGATATCCAAGGTGTTAACAATACAGATACTTGGTTATATCAGATAAGTTCAGCAAATGGAGGACTAAGTCCTTGGGTTAAAGTTGAAAACGTTTATGCAAATGCATACTTACAAACAGCTTCTAGTGAGAAAAGAATCTTTTCAGTAGGTTCAGGGTTCAATGACGTAGTTAATTATCAATTTGGTGATGGTATATTCTCAGCTATACCAGTTGGTAATTTCAGAGCATATGTGCGTTCTTCTAATGGATTAACATACACAATTGATCCTTCAGAAATGCAGGGTATTACAGTTGCATTTTCTTATGTAAGTAGAATAGGTAGAATTGAAACTCTAACAGTTGGCCTACAGTTATCCAATCCTGTTTCTAATGCTCAGTCAAGAGAATCACTACCGCAAATTAAATTACGTGCCCCTACTCGTTACTATACACAGAATCGTATGGTCAACGGGGAAGATTACAATAATTTCCCCTACACACTGTACAGTTCTATAATTAAAAGCAAAGCAATTAACAGAAGTTCAATCGGTGTTTCTAAGAATTTAGACTTATTAGATCCAACAGGAAAATATAGTAGTTTAAATTCTTTTGCCAGCGATGGTGGATTATATTTAAATGATGCTGACGGCTATTTAACCTTTACTGTTAATGATACTAGCAACACTATTACTTTTTTAACAGATACACTAGCATCCGAATTGTTGTTGAATAAAACAACTCAATATTATCTACAAAACTATAAAAGATATAATATAAATGCATCCACTGGTGACGGCACTGTATATTGGCAGACCAGCACAGTTGATGCCAATTCTTTAACTGGTTATTATTATAATATTGTTAATGGTACACATGTGCCTATTCCAGTTGGAACTTTTTCAGGATATAACGTAAAATATGTAACACCTGGTGCACTAGTTAAATTCGTTGCACCATCAGGGTATTATTTTGATCAAAATAATAGATTGGTATCAGGAATCCCCGGTCCATCCAATCCTACTTATTTTTGGACTAGTGTTTTAAATGTGGTTGGTGATGGATTTAATCAAGGCAATGGAGCATTCTCAAACGGAACAGGGCCTGTTACATTAAATGGTTATGTACCATCAGGTGCTATTTTAACTCAAGTAATCCCTGCGTTTAGTAATACATTCAGTAATGCTGTTATTCAAGAATGCATTATGAGAATAGAATTACAACAAAGCTTTTCTCTAATCTTTAACAACGGTTTAACTATAGCTGAAGATCGGTGGTCTGTTGGTGACTATAACAATCCTAGCTACTTTATTAATTTTTTAAGTTTAGGTAATAACAGATATTCAGTTTCATACAAATCGCTTATCTATTATTTTGGCAGTGTTCATGATACTAGATTCTCTTTTGAAAGAGACAAATTAGTGTATGATCCATTTACTGGTAAAATTTTACAAGATTTTATTAATGTATTAGCTACAAATACTCAGCCTAATTCTAATTATCCATTAGCATCAAATGTTCAGGTTAATATTGTAGGGCAAACAGTATTGGCTGATGGTTATATTGATGACTTTGAAGTTGAAGTATCCGCAACTGATATTAACAATAGACTTATTATTACTGATCCTGATTTCTTTAATACGGTAACAGGTTATGTAACAGGTGCTCAGAATTTTGGTATATATACCTTCTTTGAACTTATTCAGGATCCTATAAATCTAGCAAGATATCAACTTATTCCTACAACAGATGTTGTTTATCAATATCCTACAATGAATGCAATTGAAGTGGTTAAGTATGATTATCCATTGGGTCAAATATTTTACGCTTACACAGATAATTTATTTTATATTACTGTACAAAGTACAACTGTTACTACACCATATTATACATTAGTACAACAACCACAGTATTCAATGAAGCCTGGACGTCAAGGATTACAATTTCAATATCGTCATAATAGCAACAATACTACACGAATTGATCCAGCCACAACCAATATCATTGATTTATATGTTGTAACGCAGGCTTATTATACAGCTTATACCAATTATATTGTAGATACTACTAATACTATCCCTGAGCCTGAAAGACCAACCATCAATCAGTTAAGTCAGGAATATGGTCAAGTAAATGATTATAAGATGATTAGTGATTCTGTTATTTTAAACAGTGTTATTTTTCAACCCTTGTTTGGACCAAAAGCGCCTGTTCAGCTACGGGCCACTATTAAAGTAATTAAAACCTCAACTACTAATGCCAGCGATAGCGAAATTCGCAGCGCGGTATTAACTACAATGAATAATTATTTTAATATTAACAATTGGAATTTTGGTGATACCTTTTATTTTTCAGAACTAAGTGCGTATTTGCATTCAGAAATTGGCGATCTTATTAGTTCCGCTGTTTTAGTTCCTAACGATCCTACACTAACATTCGGAGATTTGTATGAAATAAAATGTGCCCCTTATCAAATTTTTGTTAATGCAGCAACATCTAACGATGTACTAGTGATACCCGCTCTTACGCAAGCTCAGTTACAGGCAAGATAATATATTATGGCCACAAAAATAAGAACACTAAATTTTCTACCAGAGATATTCCAAACTCCAACCAATGCTCAATTCTTAGCAGCTACATTAGACCAATTAGTTGCTCAGCCCAATGTTGAAAGAATTCAGGGTTATATTGGTACTAGAGTTGGTTATGGCATTAATGCCAAAGACTATTATGTAACTGAACCTACAAAGGTTAGAACAGATTACCAACTTGATCCCGGTGTTGTTTTTAGAAAAACTGATCAAGATGTTGCACAAGATTTTATAAGTTATCTTGGCATATTAGATGCTCTTAAGTTAGAAGGTGGGTTAACAAATAATAATAACCGTCTTTTTAATAGTGAGTTTTATTCTTGGGATTCGTTTACTAATTTAGATACTAACGTTAATTTCCATCAATATTATTGGTTACCTGAAGGTCTACCACCTGTGGTAGTAACATCAGCCACCGCTTACTCATCTGAGCAATACTATGTCATTGATGGCCCAAATGCTTATGAAATTGCTACAGAACCTACAGGTGCTTCATTAGGCAATCCAACACTAACATTATTACGCGGCGGTACATATACATTTACTGTAGACCAAACAACTCAATTTTGGATTCAAGGGCAACCTGGCACCACAGGTTATAGCATTACTCAACCAAATATACAGACTAGAGATGTATTAGGTGTTGTTAATAATGGTGCTACTAGTGGTGTAGTAACCTTTACCGTACCTGCTAAAAATGCACAAGACGAATACAATTTACCTGGTAATAACACTGTAGGTGTAGTGAGCACACTTCCTTTCTCAGAAGTTAATGGTAGCTATTTAAACACATTGAATGACATTGATGGAGTAACTTCACTCAATGGATTAACTGTTATGTTTTACAACACAGGTAATCCAAATGAAATGGCTTATGGTCAATTAGTAAGCGCACAATTTTTCACAATAGCTTATACAGGCTCTCCTTCTAATCCACAGCTACAGCTTACGCCTTCTACCAGTATTCCAACTAGTCAAAAGATTACCGCACAATATGGTACTGAATATATAGGCAGACAGTTTTTTAGAAATACAGCAACGATTATTACATTAATACCTTACTTAAGTGCTGAGTTAGACACACTTTACTACCAAGACGGTACTTCAAGTGACAAAGTTGGTATAATTAGACTTATTGAAAGTAATACTACCGACACAATTGATGTGGTAACAGAAATACTAGGTAAGACAACTTATACATCACCAAACGGTGTTACGTTTACAAATGGATTAAAAGTTCAATTTCAGGGTAATGTAATCCCTGAAGCATATACCGTAGAAGATTTTTATGTTGAGGGTGTGGGTACAGCAATTGAACTAGTTCCTGTATCAAGTCTTATAGTTCCTGAATCTTTTTCAACAACTGTATATTTACCATATGATTCAACGCCATGGGACATAGGTGATTGGTCGGGTAATCCTTATATACCCGTGGATCCTGATTATATCACTATAGCTAGAAATTCATTAAGCAAAAATGCTTGGTCTAGAAGCAATAGATGGTTTCATATTGACGTAATCAATGCTACTGCTCAATATAATAATGATCCTACTATATTATTATACGCATCACAGGATAATAAAGCCAAAAGACCTATCATTGAATTTTATCCAAACTTAAGATTATTTGATTCGGGTACTGAAGGTAAAGAGCCGTTGAATTTCATTGATTTTCGTACCACCGATCCTTTACTACTGGTATCAGGTCAAGAAAATTATTATCCTGATGTTCAGGTATATACAGATTATACCGCTACCATTGCAGCAACCAATTACACAAGTTCACGTACCGCTACAGCCACTAATGGCTCTACCAACGAAATTACATGTGGTAGTGCTACTGGATTTAGAGTTAATGACCTAGTAAGATTTACTATCAATTCAGGTCCTGTATTTGGTAATATTGTAGCAGGTGAATACTATTATGTTTCAGAAGTTGTCAGTAGTACTAAATTTACAATTTCAGCAACTAAAAATGGATCTGTATTTAATCTTTCTGCAGGTAGTGGTACAATGCAATTTTACTGGACTCCACAAAGTACAGTAATAACGATCCCAGCTAGTGACGTAACAGGAACATTTCAAGTAGAACAATATATAACTGATTCTACTAATTTACTACCACCTGGCACACAGATTTCTTCTGTTTCAGGAACAACTACGATAACTTTGGAGGTGGTTTGGGATACTGTATCATATAGTTTCTTTGCAGGAACTAGTGTAGCTTCTTTGATAGCAGTTCCCCAGCCAGTTACTAATTATGCATTATTTAATGGATCTAGAGTAGTATTTGCTGCTGCGACAGATCCTAATGTTCGTGACAAAATATATATTGCTAGATACTCTATAATATCAGGTTCAACTCCTGTGCTTACACTAAGTGAAGCACCAAATGGTGAGATACTAGTTAATGATCAGGCTGTAGTTATCAGTGGTTATAACTATGTAGGTAAAACGTTTTGGTATGATGGAATAGAATGGCTTCAAGCACAACAAAAGTATACAGTAAATCAGCCACCTTTGTTTGATGTATTTGATGAAAATGGTATTAGCTTTGGTGATAAAGCGGTATATGTTGGAAGCTCATTCATAGGCAGTAAGTTATTTGCATATGGTATTGGTACAGGAACAAAAGATCAAGTTTTAGGTTTTCCAATCAGATATAGTACTGTAGCTAACATCGGTGACATTAGTTTTGACGTATCAATTAACACAGATACTTTTGATTATGTCAGCGATTTTCAACCAATAACACAGAATGTTAATACTGGTTACGTTTATAACTATGAAACTAGAAATCTTTACAACAGGGAATTAGGTTGGCAAACAGCGGTATCACCTAGTATCCAATACCAAGTATTTGAATTTGATTACTATGTAACTAACCCACAAACTGTTTTTACATGTGATGTAGCAGTAAATTCTACTACTTCTACTAATTGGCCTATTATTAAAGTATTAGTAAATAATATTATATTGCCTAGTACTGATTATGAATATCTTGTATATACAAATTCTACAGTAGTACACATATTATCCGCACTACCAGTTGATACTGTTATACAGATTTTAATATTCAGTGATCAGGTAAGCACTACCGCATATTATAGTATTCCTATTAATTTAAGTAACAACCCACTTAATGCTAATTTAGAAACAGTTAACGTAGGTGATATTAAAAATCAATATCAGACTATATTCTATAATAACCCAAATACCTCAGGTGAAGCCTTTGGTCCAAACAATTATAGAGATTTAGGTAATCTAGTGCCTTGGGGCGATAGAATAATACAAAATAGCGCCTCACTGGCATTAGTAGGTGCGTTCTTAAGAAAACCAAATCAAAATATATTCAATGCATTGATGTTCAATAGCAGAGAATATATTAAATTTAAGACGTTATTAGTAGATACTGTTAACAATACAGACTATGCTCAAAGATTTAATCCATCAACCATATTAGATGATGCATTAACTCAAATCAATAGAGTTAAGATTCAATCTCAACCGTTCTTTTGGAGTGACATGATCCCTTCAAAGACGCCCTATATTATTAACAATTATACATATACTACGGCAACAATAGCTCCTACATATCCATTAAGTCAAGTTTATAATTTCTCTACAGCTAATTACTCAGGTGTACTAGTTTATGTTGCTACTACGGTATCTAATGTAACCATTACTAAACAACTAGTTACTAATGTTGATTATATTATTAGCACCACTACACCTTCGTTAACAATTACGTCACCGCTACAAAATGGAGATGTAATTACAATTAAAGAATACAATCAGACATATGGCAGCTATGTGCCAAATACACCTACCAAGTTAGGGTTGTATCCTGCATTTATCCCTGAAGTAGTATTAGACTCGGATTATGCACAACCTACATATTTTATTAGAGGGCATGATGGTTCATATAATAAGTTATATGGAACCTACAATCCTGCATTAGGAGTATTAATAGACTTTAGAGATCAGGCTTTATTAGAATTTGAACTCCGAGTTTATAACAATTTAAAATTAAGCACTAGCGTTCCAATATCACAGTATGATGTTATCCCTGGATTCTTCAGAGAAACAGCATATAGTAATGGTGAAATATTAGACATTTATAGTAAACAGTTTTTAAATTGGGTTGGACAAAATAGAATTGATTATAAGAAACAGTTCTATAATAAAAACGACCAGTTTACATTTAACTATTATCAAAGTGGAAATAAAATAAACCAACAACCTATATATCAAGGTTATTGGCGTGGTGTATACCAGTGGTATTATGATACTACTACACCTAATTTAACTCCATGGGAAATGTTAGGTTTCCAAGATCAACCAAGTTGGTGGGAAACTAGATATGGCCCAGCACCATATACAAGCAACAACTTGATTCTTTGGAATGATTTAGCCGAAGGTATTGATTGGAACAATGGTGATCCAATTGTATTAACACAATTCGTAAGACCTGAATTATCACAAGTAATTCCAGTTAATAGCGCCGGCGAGTTATTATCACCGTTTGATGCAATTGTTGGTAATTATACATCTTCTACTTTTCAGCATGATTGGAAAGTTGGCGACGAAGGTCCTGCTGAATTAAGTTATCGTAGAAGCAGTTCTTGGCCATTTGATTTAATGAGAATATATGCATTATCTGAGCCTGCTAATTTCTTTAACTTGTGTGCCGATTTAGACAATTACAAATTCAACACAGAATTTAATCAGTACTTGGTTAATAATCGCAGTCATTTAATTCCTGCAAATATTCAAGTGTATGGCACTGGTACTCCCAAAACAAGTTACATGAATTGGGTAGTTGATTATGAAAAACAATTGGGTGTAGATGCTACACAAAACATAATTGACTTGTTAAACAATATTGATGTTAGATTAGTTTATAGAGTGGCTGGATTTACAGATAAGAATTTAGTTAATTTTTATGTAGAAAAAGCAACACCAAATAGTACTAATGCTAGCCTATTAATTCCTGACGCAAGCTATCAGGTGTTGTTATATGACAACCAACCTTTTGACAGAATAATTTACAGTTCTGTTATTGTTCAAATCACAAGTGAAGGTTATTTAGTATTTGGTAATTCTCAGACTCAAGCATACTTTACTACACTTAAACCAAAGTTTACAGGTTTTACAGAAGTAGTTAATGTAGAAACACTAACAGTTAAACTTGCTACAGATTATTACAATGAAGAAGTAATTGTTCCATATGGCACATTGTTCTATACTGTACAAGAAGTTGCTCAATTCTTAACCAGCTATGGCGCATACTTACAGGCCCATGGTATGGTATTTGACGAAATCCTATCTGGCATAGAAGTCAATTGGAATCAAATGGTATCTGAGTTTTTATACTGGGTTCAGTTAGGTTGGGAAAATGGTAGCTTAGAAACCATCAATCCAGCAGCTGGATATCTAAAAATAAACAGAGATGGATATCTAGTACAACCTCTTACCATACGTCAAGAAAACTTTGTTTTAAATCAAAACTTATATCCTATCCAATCTACTGATTTAAATGTTCTTAGAGATGGTACATTGTTCCTCGCTCAACCAGTTAACAACGGAGATTCATTAGCATACGGTCAATTCAATATAGGTAGCCTAGAAGATGGTGTTGTATTCAATAATGTTACATTATTTGATGATATTATCTATGATTTAGTAACTGGGTCTAGACAACTTAGGATTTATGTCAGAGGTAGCAAAACTGCTGCTTGGGACGGTACTCTTACAGCATCAGGATTTATTCTTAACCAAGACAATATACTACAGTGGAATAAAGATGTTACATACACCAAAGGTAGTATTGTACTTTATAAAAATAAGTATTGGGTAGCATTAAGAATAGTTCAACCAAGTGCTACGTTCAATGAACAGAATTGGAGAAAAACTCCATACGATCAAATTCAAAAAGGACTATTGCCAAATAGTAGCACTAGGTCTTATGAAAGCACATTGTACTATGATAGCACCAAAGCTAACATTGAAGAAGATGCCGACTTATTAAGCTTCTCACTAATTGGCTATCGCCCAAGAGATTATCTAGCTACAGTTGATTTAACTGAAATCACACAGATTAATGTTTATAAAAACTTAATTAAAAACAAAGGTACATTAAACGCAGCTAGCGCATTCAAGGGCGCAAATCTACCACAAGGTGGAATAGATTATGATATCTATGAAAATTGGGCTATTAAAGCAGGCGAGTTTGGTGGAGTACTAAACACCAATTTTGTAGAATTCAAGATTAGTGAAAGTTTAATGACCGGTAACCCAAGCATTGTTGCTCTTACTAACGGAGCACCTACCGTAGGGGCCGAACAAGAAGTACCGTTGTACTCATTGTTTAATTATGGTAGAACAATTAGTAGTCCTGATATATTATCGGTAACACCTATTAATCAACCGTCTACGTTGTATCCTGATGCCGGTTATGTAAATTATAATGACGTTAGAATGTCAAGTTATTTTTATTCTAATTTGTCAACCGCAGTAAATCAAAATGGTACAGTTATCCCATTGTCTGAATTTTATGTCAGAGAATATGTTTGGTTGGCAAATTATTTAGGCACTTGGCAAGTATATACCCCTGCATCCATGGGGCCAATCACACAAGCTTTAAATAATCTAAATGGCACAGTTACCATTACTTTTGCTAATCCGCATAATTTGTCACAATACAATATTTTTGCGATTATAAATCTTAACACAGCTATCAATGGTTACTATATTGCAACTTATATTGTTGATCCATATAGAGTAATCATTAACTTAAACTTAGATCCTAATATTAGAGTGGCTACAGGATTGGGTGTGGGATTAAGTTTTCAAACTCAACGGGTAGCTACTACGGCTGATATTAACAATTTAAATTTACTAAATTCTGAGTTTATTAAAAACACAGTTTGGGTAGATACGTATTCTACCGGTGATTGGGCAGTTTTAAGAAAGAGTATCAATTACCAATATGAACAAGAATTTAACAAAGCAAACAGTTCACGTTATGGAAGTGCAGTTGCAACTGGTACAAAGTTAGGCTACTTAGTTGGCGATAGTGGCGCAGGAGAAGTTTATAGATATACCTATAATGATGTTCTACAAACATATCAACTAATACAGACTATTACAGGTAATGAATCATTTGGTACTACCATTAGTCATGCAGGTGATTTATATGTAATATCAGAACCAAACAGCGTATCGCCAGTTGTTTATCTTTATATATTAGAAAACAATGTTTTATCTGATGACTTGGTATTGTATCAAAATCCAATAGCACCTGTAAACGCAACAACAAATTGGGGAGCCACAACCGCAATATCAGGTGATAAGAATTGGCTTTATATTTCTGATTATGATAACAATAGTGTTTGTGTTTATAGAAGAAATACCTTTTCAACCCCTGCAGGATTCTTTGTAACAGGATCTACATATACTATTGTTGATCTTGGTACTACAGACTTTACCCTAGTTGGCGCTACAAATAATATCGTAGGCTTGTCATTTATTGCAACTGGCCCTGGCACTGGCACAGGAACCGCGACAAATAGTACATACGTATTGTTAGATGTTATTGACGGTGACACGTTATCATTGACTACAGCAGGAGATCAGTTTGGTTATTCTATTGCTACTGACTATTATGGTCAAACATTGACAATTGGAGCACCAAGTCAGACTGTAAACTCAATTACTAAAGCAGGTGCAGCTTATCTTTTCAGTAGGTCAGTTCAAAACATTGAGGCTCAAGTAAATAGTACTCAAGGTTTACCACAAGTATTTACATTAGGATGGGCCCCGACTACGGTTAGAACCGCTGTTTTCCAAACAGCTAGCAGTAATAATACTCTTACCTGTGCTAGTACAGTAGGATTTAATATCAATGATCCAGTAATATTCTCGGGTACAGTTTACCCTAATAGCAATATATCATACAATCAAATTTACTATGTCCATAGTATAGTAAGTAGCAATCTCTTTAAGATTAAAGTTAGTAAAGAACAACTGAATCCATATCAATTAACTAATACTAATGGTAATGGAATGTTTGTTAATGTTCAAACAGTTCCTCTATATGTTTCACTAAATGGAACAATAGTTTCTGAAAGTCAATATGGTGTTGTAAATAATTCATTGTATTATGTAGGCTCACTAATAGCTGGTGACATTATTAATGTTAGTGGAAATAAATTTACCTACTTTCAAAATCTAACAATATCCAGTAGTACTACAATCGGATCACAATTTGGCTTTGCAAGTGCTAATAATTTACAATCAACTGAAATTTTAGTAAGTGCTCCTTTTAAAATTAATAATCAAGTAGAAGAAGGTGGTATCTATAGATACACCAATGGCGGCACAAGTTATGGTCAAATATTTGGCACAGCAACTTGTAATGTTACAGCAACTACACCTATATTGTTAAATGGTTATTTGGTAAATATACCTGCAGGTAATGCTACCACTGTGGCTGCAGCAATTAATTCCAACAAAGTTACTAATATTACCGCTACAACATCAGGTAGCCATAATGAGTACCTGGTTATTTCATTGATTAATCAAGACTTGGCTATTCCTAACGCTAGCCTTAGTCTCACTGTGTTCAGCATCAACACATTAGCTGAATTAGGAATAACTGTTTATACGCAAACACAAACTATTAATTGTCCACATGTAGGAGAACGCAATCAGTTTGGGACTACTATTAAATTTAATGATCAAAACTCTTTCATAGCTAGTGCTCCAGTGGGGTCACGTTATAGTAGCACTACATTTGATTTTTCAGATGATGAAAACTTTACCAATGATACAGTATTTGATAACAATGCAACACAGTGGGTAGATATATTTGCTAACGCAGGTGCAGTATATATGTTTGACTACTTGACAGTATATAATGAAAACATTAATAATACCGGTGATTATGTACTTGCACAAGATGCTAATGCTAGAAATATTGATTATGGTAAACAACCATATTATGGAACTGCCCTTGACTTTAATAATTACTCGGTAATAGTAGGTGCCCCATTATTCAGACCTGATTATGTAAATGGTCAAGTCATTACTTTCATGAATACTAGTGGTGAAAAAGATTGGGCATTATATAGAAGTAGTGCTCCAATAGTTGATATTAATCGTGTACAAAATGCTCAATTGTTTAGCGCACTTACCAACGAAACGTTAATCAATTTAGATTATATAGATCCTCTTCAGGGTAAATTACTTGGTGCTGTAAGTGAAAACATTGATTATGTTTCAAACGTTGACCCAGCACATTATAATAATCAAAATAATTTGAAATGGGGAGTTACTAACGTTGGTCAATTATGGTTTAATACCAACAATGTTAGATTTGTAAACTATCATCAAAATGATTTGGTTTACAACAGTCAATATTGGGGTACATTGTTCCCTGGCAGTGATGTTGCAGTATACTCTTGGATCTCTAGCAATGTATTACCTATAAACTATCAGGGACCAGGCACCCCGTATGATGTTAATTTATATTGCACTCAATTTGATTTAAATGCTAATAATGTTCTAGCACCAGTGTATTTCTATTGGGTTAGAAACACGAATATTATTTTCTCTCGGGTAGGAAATACATTAGCAGATTCAACTATTGAGTCATATATTAGATCGCCTAAAAACTCAGGCATTAGTTATTTTGCACCACTATTACCAAACACATTTGCACTTTATAACTCTGGTGAGTATATCAATGTAAATGATTCTGTATTCCATATAGGATATTCAACTGGTACAAATGATGATGTTGGTCATACTTCATACGATTTGATTAGAGCCGATTATGCTGATGACTTTTTATCTGGATTACCTCAATATGGGGTTAATGTAGAACCGCAATACCTCTACAGAAGATTCTTAGCTAGTATGTCAGGTGTAGATGATTCAGGTCAAGTTGTGCCTGATCCCTTCTTACCTATAGCAGTTCGGTCAGGTGTTCAAGTAAGACCTAGACAAAGCTTTTTCTTAAATAGATTATTAGCTTTAGAAAATTATTTAACTTATGCGAACCAAGTATTAGCGCAGTATCCTATTATAGAACTCAGACCACAGGCTACTTTCTTATATAAATCAGGACTATACTACAATACAGCAGATTATTGGGAATATGTAAATTGGTGGGCTACTGGGTATGATAATAATACTAAAGCATCTATAGAAGTCCCTTTGTATTCTGATTTGTCTACACTTGATGTAGCATTTGGCACAATTGCTCAAGTAACTACAAATGGTAGTGGCAATGCTGAAACTTACGTTTATACTGTAGATGGTGTTTGGGTAAGAATTGGATTAACCAATGGCACAATTGCATTTAAGTCATCACTATGGGATTATGCAGCAGCCAATACAGGATTTGGCGGTAACTACTATGACACGACACCATATGACCAGTATCCTTCTACAGAAACATATTATATTCTTAGAGCATTAAATGAGCAAATTTATATTGATGATTTTGCAATTTATAGAAACAAGAGTTTGATTCTTACCTTTGAATATATTGTTGCTGAAACTGCCGAATCACAAAATTATCTACCATGGCTTAACAAGACTTCATTAGTTGATGTAACACATACATTAAGAGAATTAAAGCCATATGAAGTGTTTAGCTCAGATAATCAAGATTTCTTATACGGCTACCTAAATGAAGTTAAACCATATCATGTAGTGTTTAAAGAATTCTTATTCAAGTATACCAAGACCGAGCCTTATTTACTTAACGCCACTGACTTTGACTTACCTGCTCAATATATTGCTAGTGATGCTCAATTTATTTCCCCTGAGTTAGTTTATAGCAATCCAAGTAGCGATAGTCAATTCTTACCTGAAAGTACAATTTGGAATCAGCAAGAATATACACAATGGTATAACAATTATGGTTTATCCTTTACTGGTCAAAATGATTATAATATCGCTACACTAGAATCTTACATTTCAATTAATACAACTGCAATTTATGTATCTAATATCAGTGGATTCCCTATCGCAGGTACAGTTAAAATAGGTACCGAACTAATTTCATATGAAACTGTAAATCTAGAAACATATACCTTAAGTGGATTGTCAAGAGGATTGAATGGTACCACAATTAGTAATCATTTGCCAGGTGAATTGGTTTACATTGACTTGCCACCAGTACTAGTGGTATATGGTGCTCATGGTTATACTGAACCTCCTAAGGTTACTGCATACATTGATATATCAATT